CTTTAGTAGTATCGGCACTTAGCACCTTTGATAACAAAGGATTAAAAAAGGGTAAGAAAGAAGTATCAGCCTTTGAAAAACAAATAAAAGGATTTGGTAAAACTTTTACTAAGGTCTTTGCCGGGTATCAATTACTAGCATTTAGCAAGAAGGCCGTAATGGCATTTGCAGCTGATCAAAAGGCTGCTAAATCCCTAGAGTTACAATTAAAGAATACTGGCTTCCAATTTTCTAGCCCAGATGTAGAGTATTACATAGCCAACCTACAGAAGTTATACGGCGTATTAGATGATGAACTACGCCCAGCATTTCAGACTTTACTTACAGCTAGCGGATCAATTACTAAGAGCCAACAGGCTTTATCTACTGCCTTAAACGTATCGGCTGCAACTGGTAAGAGCGTACAAGAAGTAAGCGCAGCCCTGGCTAAAGGCTTTACAGGGCAGACTACAGCCTTAACTAGATTAGGCGCAGGGTTAAGTAAGGCCACGCTAGCAAGTGGTGACATGAATGAGATCATGGCTCAATTAGATCAAAAGTTTGCAGGACAAGCAGCAGCTAGATTAGATACTTATGCTGGCAAGATGGATAAGTTAAAAGTCATAGCAGCAGATGCATCAGAGATTATAGGTAAAGGTTTATTAGATGCGCTGGCTAAATTAAGCGGTGATACTACCCTGGCAACCTTCTCAGATCAGGTCAATGCTTTAGCCACCAATATTGCTAAATTAGTAAGCGGCTTGGCAAGGTTTGCATCTACCTTGAAGCCAGGTAACATGGTTAAGGTAAACGGCGAGTACAGACTAAAGTCAGAGATACCTAAGTCTAACTTTACTTACAGCTTAGGCTCTGGTGCTGGTGTCGAGTTAGCAAAGATACAAGAAAAGAAAAAGATTAAAGAAGCAGTCACCCTACGCACACAGGAGAATGCTCAACTAAAGGCTAAGACAGCCGTAGATAAACTTAAAGACCAGTTTGATTTAGAGCGCATAGGACTAACTGCAGCTCTTAATGCTGCTACCGATGAGGAAACTAAACTACGCTTACGATCACAATTAGCAATCCTAGATAATAATGAAGCGCTGGCTAAAAAGTATTTGGCTGAGTTAAACGCAGCGCAAGCAGTAAATAAGTTAGCAACAGATGCTGCTAGAGCAGGTACGATGTTAGTAGATGGCGCAGCAGCAGCTTTTGCACGCCTAGCTTTATACAATCCAGTAAGTGCTTATGGCGCAACTAATATGGGATCTACTAACGCCATGAGTAACGTACCTACAGCTGGTGTTAGTTCATTTGTAGGCACACCATTTGGTCAGCAAGGTGGCAACACAGGGCCAGTTAATGTAACCCTAGAGTTAGCCCCTAACGCTGGTGAGTTTGGCCAGTTAATCTATAACTCATTCTTAATTAACCAGAGAGATGGTAAATCACAGCTGTATAACGGCGGCATCAAAGGTGGATAAGTAATGGCCGTACCTACAATCAATGCAATACTAAACTTCTCTACTGGGCCAGCCTTTGCACAGAGCCTTATACTTGATAGTGGACAATTAGATGTAAACGTATTAGCCGATGCCACAGCTGTAATTGTAGATGTCAGTAATCAAGTAAATTATATTAAAACTCAACGTGGCCGTAATGCGTTGTCAGATCAATTCCAAACAGGTACTTTAACGCTACGCATTATAGATCAAAATGGTGACTTTAATCCGCTTAACCCGTTATCGCCCTATTTTGAACTATTAACACCAATGAAAAAAGTACAGATAACTGCTACTTACTTATCAGTAACATATCCTATATTTTCTGGCTTTATTACTTCATACGTTAATACTCAGCCATCAGATGCTACAGAAGTCGCTTTCACTACCATTACAGCTGTAGATGCTTTTAGATTAGGTAACTTGGCTCAGATCTCTACTGTTGCAGGTGCTACGGCTGGAGATTTATCTGGCACACGTATCAATCAAATCTTAGACCAAATAGGCTGGCCATCGACTATGCGTGATGTAGATGCAGGATTAACTACTATGCAAGCAGATCCGGCAACTTTCAGAACTGCTTTACAGGCTATGCAAACTGTGACCGACTCCGAGTATGGGGCGCTATATGTAGATGCTACTGGCTCATTTGTATTCCAGGATAGATCGGTAACAGCTGGATCTATAGGCGACCCTGCTACTTTATTTGCCGATGATGGCACAGGTATTAAATACGCCAATGCAACATGGATACTTAATGACTCCTTAGTCTTTAACTCTGCCACAGTTACTAGGACAGGCGGTAGTCCTCAAAACTCATTTAACCAGCCATCTATTGACAAATACTTCTTACACTCTTATAACTTGCAGGATCTACTTATGCAGACCGATGCTGTAGCTCTAAATTATGCCCAGGCTTATGTGGCATCTAGAGCCGAGACTAGTATCAGATGCGATGCCGTAGAGCTTGATTTATACACAGACAATTACAACACAGGCATAATCGCAGCCCTAGACCTAGACTTCTTTGATCCGATCACAGTTATTACCACTCAACCTGGTGGATCGACTTTGGAGAAAACCTTGCAGATCTTTGGGGTAGGCAACACAATTACACCAAATAGTTTTAAAACAGTATTTACCACCCTTGAACCCGTGATAGACGCACTAATTCTAGATAACGCAATCTACGGCATGTTGGACTATAATGTCCTCAGTTACTAAGGAGAATAATGGCTAAACAAACCTTTACCACAGGGCAGGTATTAACGGCTGCCCAAATGACATCGCTGCAACAGACAGCTATGGGCGGTGGATCTGCTACGGCTAAGACCGCAAATTATGTATTAGTAGCTGCCGATGCTGGTGGTACTGTTGCTATGAACGCGGCAGGTGCTACAACTATTACAGTTAATACTGCACTCTTTGCAGCAGGTGATACAGTACTAATACAAAATCTTGGCGCTGGTACATGCACAGTTACAGCAGGTACAGCCACAGTTAATACGGCTGGCTCATTAGCTTTAGTACAATATGAGTCTGGTATTTTATATTTTACTGCAACTGGTACGGCTATATTTAATGATTATGTACAAGCTGGCGGTGGAGGCGGTAAAGTTTTACAAGTAGTTCAAGGAACATCTACAACACAAACATCTATTACTGGTGGAACTTTTACCGACACTACTTTAACCGCATCAATTACACCAACATTAAATACAAGTAAAGTTTTAGTAATGGTTGTTCAACAAATTTACATGGCACCAGGAGTTAATTCAATTTGTTCGGCTTATATGCGATTGATGAGGGATAGCACCGCAGTTTATACGCCAAGTGATTTTGCATCCGGTTTATTTACATATAAATTTATTGGCTCTGATTGTTTAATTATTGGTAGTTTTTCATATCTTGACAGCCCTGCAACTACATCTTCTACCACATACAAAACACAAGCCTGCAATTCTGGCGGCGGTAGTCCAACCCTGATTTTCCAATTGACTAGCGTTCAATCAAACATTATTCTAATGGAAATAGGTGCATAATGAAATCAATTTATATTTCTAAAGCAATTACAAAGTTAAGACCAACCGCTGAGTTTTCTTTTACTAATGATGATTATTCTACGATCAAATGGGCAGTTTTAGAAGGTGATGCGCCAACACAAAAAGAAATAGATGAAGCAATTAAAGAAGTCAAAGCGGATGAAATAGCCGAAGCCAAATCAAAGGCATCAGCCAAATCTGCACTACTTGCCAAATTGGGTCTTACTGAGGATGAAGCAAAACTGCTTCTTAGCTGATGCAACCTTGGTTATCTAAAGCAGCGCAGCAGTTAAGAGATCAAGTTGATATCTGGTATCCGGATCGGGATACTGCCAGCGATGGGTGGGTGGGTGATAGTCGCCATGCCACTACCAAATCAGATCATAACCCAGACACCGATGGGTGCGTACGAGCCATTGATATTGATACTGACTTGGCTAAGCAAAAAGGGCTCAGCGTATATCTTAGTGACCAAATCAGAGAGTGCGGCAAAACCGATAAACGCATATCTTATGTAATTCATAACTCACGCATAGCCAGTAGTAAAAAGGGTTGGGCTTGGCGGCCATACAAAGGTTTTAATAAACATGAGCACCACATGCACATTAGCTTTACAAAGTTAGGCGATCAAGATGCTCGGCCGTTTGACATACCACTAATAGGGGGCAAGATATGAAGCTAAGTAAGAAGCAGAAAGCAATACTAAAATCATACTTTAGAGGTGTGCTGGTATCGCTATTAACATTCTTGACCAGTAATGAGTTAGGACTTGACCCAGCCGTATCTGTGATTGTTGCAGCATTAGCCGGGCCAGCAGCTAGGGCTCTAGATAAATCCGATAGTGCTTATGGCCTCGGTGCAGATGAAGCATGACACCTGGCGAATGGGTCGCATTAGCCGTTGGCGTATGCGCCGTCTCTACAAGTTTATTAGTGGCTCTACGATGGGTTATTAAGTCTTACCTACAAGAGCTTAAACCTAATAGCGGTACTAGCATGAAGGATCAATTGACACGATTAGAGTCGCGTGTTGATGATCTCTTTATTCTAATTAGTAAGCGATAATTTATATTATGGCAGCCACACGCAAACGTAAGAAAATCAATAGACGTGTTGTGCGTAAGTCACCCGACCCATTATCTAAACTTGATGTCTTTATGATTACTAAGCATGAGATCTACAGGGCTGCTAAAAAAGCCGGATTTAGTAATGAGGTTGCTTGGTTTTTTATGCAAGAAAATAACGCCCTACCGGATTGGATCGCTAACGACAAAGCAGATGCGATAATCCCGAATATTCCTACTCCAGATGAGGATGACGATTAAGCGATACTTAGTAATAAGTGATCTGCAAGTTCCCTTCCATCATGTAACAGCTGTAAAGAATGTAATTAAGTTAGCGAGGCGAGAGAAGTTTGATAGTGTATTGGTGGTCGGCGATGAAATTGATTTCAATACAATTAGTAAATGGGCTGAAGGCACACCTATGGCTTACCGGCAAACCATTCACGATGATCGAGAAGCTACTAAAGAGATACTTTGGGATCTCAGCGAGTACAGCGCAGAGTGTCATATTATCCGCAGTAATCATACTGATCGCCTTTATAGCACTTTACTAAAAGTACCTGGCTTAATTAGTTTGCCAGAGCTGCAATACCCTAAGTTCATGGGCTTTGCCGATATGGGCATGACATACCACAAAGAGGCGTATGAGTTTCACCCTGGCTGGATGTTGGCACATGGCGATGAGGGCAATATGTCACAGCACGCAGGTATTACGGCGCTTAACCTAGCAAAGAAGTGGGGTAAGTCTGTGCTGTGTGGCCACACCCATAGACTAGGCATGAGTGCCTATTCAGAGGGCGTAGGAAGCCATTACAGAGCCTTGTATGGCATAGAGGTAGGCAATCTAATGGATAGAAAAAAAGCCTCTTATTTACGCTATGGAAGCGCGAATTGGCAGATGGGGGTGTGTATACTTTCTACTGTAGGTAAAGTGCTAACACCAGAGTTAGTACCCATAGCATCGGATGGATCATTCGTAGCCTTAGGTCGTCTGTACAGCTAGTATTGTTACACAATCGTTATAGAC